GAAGCTGGGTCAAACCCGCGCCTCGTTGGGACCACGATAGCCCGGATAAGTGCCGTTGCCATGCGAGTGCTCGCGCTTCAACGCATCGAGTAACGGATCGCCAACATGCGATGGAGCCCACGGAGACATATCCGCAGAGTCCAGTCTCTTCTCGATATAGCTTCTATCCGCTGCGTCGTCGTGAGCACTGATCATGGTGAGGTAATAGCCTTTGCCTCTACTACACCTGACTCTGAGGCCGTGCTTGGTGAGTTTCGTCTTTAGCGCACTAACCATATTGATGATGTACCATTCAGTGCAACCAACCATGTGAGACAACATCCGTCGACCAACAGACTTCTCCGAGTAGCGCAGTATACCTAAGAACTGGCGCTCGCTGGGAGTCAGGTCCCTGCAGATCATGATAAACTCTTCGTCGTCCATGACTATCATTTGTTGCCGCCTGCTGGTGTTGGTTTCGGTAAAGCCTTCTGAGCCATCTGACCGTAGCCTTGAAGCTCTTTGGTGCTCTGCGAGAGCATTTGCATATGAGCCTGCACGTCCTCCGGTCCAACCTCTGGCTCATCCGGCTCCGCGCCAAACTCTTCGATGGCGTCATCGAGGCCCGGATAAACCTGATCCTCGATCAGCTGATTGATGCGCGCAGCGCGCAGCGCATCTGGATTGATCAGGCCAAGGTTTGCGTCGATCTGGAACGCTTGCGACTTCTGCAAGTTAACCGCCGCAACGTCTTTCGGGTCCGGTTTATAGAGTGGTGCCCAGTCGTAATAGATGGACTCATCTAACGATCCTAGCGCGCTGATCTGCAGCACGTTATCGAGTGGCGCAAGTATTGGTCCGTACTCGACACGTTGCTTGGACATGATGTCATCGTAGTAGTTGCGCAGATCGCTGTCGCCGCCACCGCTCTCGCCGCCGAGTCCCTTGCCGGGGGATGAGCCCATGAGCCGCGACATGGGAATGCCTGCACCAGCTGACACGATGGTCATCATGATCCGCAGCACGTCGCTGATGCCGCCAAAGCTGGTCTGCACACGCTGCCATGTTTCCTCTTTGTCAATCAGCAACGCATTGAGCGTGGACTTGCCCATGTTGGCCTGCGCGAAGCGATCAAAGAGCTTCGATGTCTGATCCCTGCTGCTTAGGTTCTTGGATAACCCCGGCAACGAGATAACGTCGATCTTGCTATCGTTGAGCATGTTGGCAACGCTGCCAACGCTCAGACCAAAATCCTTCAGGTGCTCGTCAAGCGTCTGTATGACGCTATCGCCCCAGCCTGCACCTAGTGTGGCCAGTCTCCAGTCTGGAAGCGGGTTGCCAGCGAACTCAATTACTCGCGATGGGTGGATGCGAACGATGCCAGTGTCGAGACTCTTTTTGGCTTGGTCTCGTCCTGTGTTGGTGAGGTCAAATCCAACCATCGGTGTCGATATGGTGTAGTACTCCGGTCGCGTATAGAACGGGGACTCGGCGTCGTAGATGCGCGGGCCGCCTGACAACTCGTAACGATTAAGAACGACGATGAACTTGAGGCAGTCAGGCCCCAAGGCGTCAAGATCAATCTCCTCCCACACCTCGCCGCCGCCCTCGACACCAAGGACAAGCGCAGCGCCACCGTAGAGTCGAGCACGTACCAATACGTCCTTGAATTTCTTCTGCAGCTGGAAAGTCTTTTCGAGGTTCTCAATCTTCTCGATCTGGTCTTGTGCTGCTTGCCAATCACGCCACTCGCGGGATGCGTCCTCCGAAGGTGCATCGACCACGCGGCGTGCGACCCAATTGCTGCGATAGGCTTGCTCCAACTCATTGCGGTTCAGTTCGTGGAAATGATAGCGGCTGGCATGTGTTGGGTCTTTCCACGTACCCAAACCACTAACCAGATTCTTTAAGCTATCCAGCATCCACATTAGTTCGATCTCCCTTAGTCGCTCGGACTTGTTGATGCGTTGGTGAGCGAGCCAGCAGTGACGGCGAATGTATTGTCGCCAGTCCCACGGTTGTTCAAAAACGTCGAGGCATCGCCGCTGAAAAAGAATTGTGGGGCTGTGCCAGTTGGCAATTCACCGTTAACTCCAAGATTGACCGGCTTGCCAGCAGCACTGATGAACTTGCGACGGACTGAAACGTCAGTGAAGTCTAACAGCACGCCGGGTGCGAGCCACAGATCAGCAAATTCAGCTTGCGCGCTGCTACCACGCATTCGCGCGACTTCACCATGAAACGGAACAGTGGTGCTGCCACCATCGTCAGTGCCGCCATTGGTTGGGTCCAGATTTGCGTTGGTGTCGTTGACGAATGCAATAGCAACTCTCGAACCAGAAGAATGGCCAACATCCACGGAAGCGCCTAGCCAAACCCATGTATCTGCGCTCAACAAAGCACTAGGGCTGGCAGAGACGAACGAATTAACATCATTATTGATCTTGACGTAAATATCCCCTGCCACGTTCCAGAGCGAACTTAAAAGGTCGCTTGCCTGATCTACCAACGTAAAAAAGTCAGGTGATGCATTATCGAAAGTCGCTGCTGGAAATCTCGCCCACACGGAGATCGTATATTTCGACTGATCCGCCACAGTGAGTGCTGATGAAAGAACTTCAGTGTCCGTGTCAAAAAGCACTGCCTTGGCAACGTAGCTGCTCGGACTTGTCGATGCGTCTGTGAGCGAACCAGTCAGCGTGAACGAGCCACCTGTGCCTTGGTTGGTCGCGAAGCCGGTGGAGTCTCCAGAGAACAGTATTGCCGGTGCGCCAAGAGATGCGGTCGCTAACGCTGGATCGACCGGCTTGCCACTCCCGTCAATAAACAATCTGCGCGTAGCTAGTGGAATATCACCGCTGTCGTCCAACAAGGACACACCTGGCATGATACGAAGATCGGCAATGTCGAATGCTGCTGTCGGGCTGAAACTGTCATTCCCAATGAAGAACGGGAGATTATGCAATACTATTGAAAAGGCGTCAGATGCATCGTTGCCACTGAGCGTGGTATCTGAGGCATCAACGTCACCGACATATATTTTGCTCTTCTTGTTTCCAGCGGAAAAGTTGGTCTCCGCTGTGAAGATGAAGCAATACCACGATCCGGGATCAGGGTACGTTGCACCTGTACCCTGATCGTTGGTGCCGGTCATCTCGTAAGACTTACTATTGTCGCTGTTACTTAAAACTATGTCGGAATGTTCGGCTGGATTGCCAGCTTTCTCGACGATGCAGTAGGAGTTATAATTGTTTTGCGGATCGACCACCCAGAAAAAGAGGCTGTCCGTCATGTCAGCTGGGTATTTGGCCCACACCACACATGACACTGCCGTCGCATCAGCGACGTTAAGACTTGGGTTGGACAGGTAGGCACCACCTGAAAAATGCACTGCCTTGGCGGTATATGAACCACCCCCACTATTCAACTTCGCCTTCACAGCCTGAATGAACGCAGCTGGTGACAATAAATCGTCCGGTGTGATCGTAACACCTAGCGCCGTCGCCGTCTGCTTCGCAGCGTGCACAGGATCGAGATAGGCCCATCGGTCATAGATGGCGCTACCATGCGCCTGCTCAATTTCATAGAGCAGGCGCGCAGGATCAAGCACAGCCCATTGTGTGAAGTCGGTCAAATTGAATCCTCGTTACGGGCGCGGAAGTATGAGCGCAGATCATCACGCAGCTTGATTGGAGAAGCGTGGCTCAGTGTGAATAGTCCCTGCCAATCGAGCGTCAGATCAACAACAGGGTCAAACTCATGCTCGACCAACATTTTCCATCGAGTGGCATATCCGCGATGTTTCTTCGGTCCATGGAAATGATGCATCACAGTCCCGGGCACCGCGCCGATGTTTTGCTTGAGCAACGACGCGCGATCTCCCCACTGTCGCACCATCTTGATGTACTGCGGGTGACTGCCGTGCGGGATCGTTCGCTCCAGCTGATTGACCAGAGCATAGGCCATGTGATAGTCGCCGCTACCAATGATGCACACGTCCAGCATCCCACCAAGTGTGTTCCACGCATCTCGCGTGTAGGCCCACGCGAAGCCGGGGTGCCAATAACGCGCTCCACTGTGCGGTCCCTTGTCGGTGCCAAGTATCGGCAACTCGCGATTGCCTGCGGCCCACGTGTACGCAAATCCCCCGACCGGGGGGAGCGGCTCCATATTCGACCCAAGGTCCATCGCGTGGCTGAACATCTGAACAACAGGATAGTGCTGCAGCTGTTGCATCGTCTCGTGAACCCAATCGGGATTGACGAACGTCAGGTCCGCATCAACCCACGCAACGTATTGCCAATCAATTGGCAAGCGTTGCACAGCGAGGTTGATCATGCGCTCCTTGTGCCATAGCTCGGTCTTGGTGCGCAGCTGAATGTGCTTCGGATTGCTTCGGCTTGTGACTTCGAACGGTCGTTCGCCGAGTGCTACCTCGACGGTCCATAGATCAGCACCGGCGTCGATAGCGTGCTTCGCGAACTCGCGATACAAATTGTAACGCGACTGAAAACGCAGCGGATTGAACACGACTGCAATGACATGAAGCTTTGCGGGTAAACGCTTGATGACATGACGGGCATTGGCTAGATGGCTATGCGGCATCAGTAGGTGTCCTCGTCTTTGAGTGCGCGGGTCATGCCATCTAATGAGCGCGCGACGTCAGACAACGCATCAGCGACTATCGACGCACCCCACAATATGCAGAAGCAATAGAGCACAGGTACTAACCACTCATTCATCACGCCCTCCTGATTCATTTTGCCTTCTTTAACGTGTTGGAGATTTGCGCTATAGCGACGCTGACATTCGTGGTGAATGAATCCAAGGACTGCAAGATGTGGTTTAGCTTCGTCTGTATCTCATCGGCGATGTGGGATGGAACGCGACTCTGTTGAGGCATGTCATGCTCCTAGAGTTTTTTGCGCCAGTAGATTGAATTCTCAAACGCCCATCGAGGCTCGGGATCAAATATCTCGTAACCGGAGCGGACGAAGTTGTTGGCCGAGTACACGGCGTCGGTGGTCTCCGAGACTATCTGCTCCCATCCCACAGCACGTGCTTTGCGCTCCAACGCTCGCATGAATCGCAGCTGCAAGCCGTGGCCCTGATGGTCCGGTGTGACCAACACTCGCTTAAAGTATCCAGCACGCGGTGTGTGGATCGCTGGCACGATGCCAGCGAAGCCAGCGACGTACGCCATGTCAAGTTTAGAGCCGTTCGTAACGGGGGCGAACGCTAACCACCAATAACAGTGGTGTCCATCCAACTCCTCGTCTAGGAGTTTCGGCCACTGCTCCTGCGTATTGTTGAGCGTGTGAATGATCTCGGCGACGTCATCGTCCGAAGCGTCCACTTCCGTGATGCGATATGTGCTCATACGTTGTACACCTTGCCACGGAATTGAAGTTGGTTCTCATCCCACACAGAGGCAAGTTCAGGGTACAGCAGCCTACACTCGTAGAAACTCAAAACACCGAAGCCACTAATCCAGTTGCGCGGGTTGCTCTCCGCGTAGTTGAACGCAGGGTGCCAAGCTGCCTGCACCATGCCAGTGTCCACGCCGTAGCGAGTGCCGTTGAGGTCAGTCCACGGTCGCACCTGCTGAGAATGATTATGGCCGGTGACCATCGTCTTACCGGCCTTCATCGTGTTGTTGTATGGCGCATGGACGCCACCATGCCAACGATGTTTGCAGATCACGTCGTCGTTGATCTGGATCTCGTAGCTCATTTCCCATAATGGGAAGTGATCGCTTAGACGAGTACCATGCAATCCCTTGATGTCTTTAGCGCCGTGGATCAGGTACGACTCTAAGCGATCATCGTGATTGCCGCGCGTCCAAATCTTCCTGACGCCTCGTGGTGCTCGCTTGATAAGATCGCTGAGGTGGTCTTGCGCGCACTCAATCTCACGCACCGCATCTGGTGCATTCATGTCCTGCCAGTTGCGTACAGGGTGTCGAGAGATGCGAGCAAAGTCCAGCACGTCGCCATTGAGCACAATGACCTGCGGCCTGATCTCCTCAACGATCTTCTTGAGACCACGCAGCCCAACCGATTCGTAATCAGGCCACACGTGCAAGTCAGAGGCGACGACCGCAATGCCGTTATACAATTCCAACTTGTGAAAGCTGGGGTACTCGTGACTCTGCATCAGCAAATCAGTCGGTCTTAGCGGCGCTTTGAACTCCATCCCCAAAGCATTTTCGAGTCGTTGCCTGCGATTGTGTACTGCTCGCGCGCTACACTTCAATCTCTTTGCAGTACCACTTGGACCTAGCGAATTAAATAGAACCTGAAACTCCTCATCGGAGCAAAGCGGTGGACGACCGCCCCCGTTATTAACACTCATGATCAAGGACTCCTGCGTTATCGCGTTTGACGCATCTGCCTTGGTCTTCTTATTTCTTATTGCAGCAGTTCACACACCCCATTCATTTATTGAACACCTCACGTGCCTTGCTCAATATCTCTCGGGCTCGCTGCACGGTCTCGATAGGATCGCGACCGTGCATTAGTGAGTCCTCGATGAACTTAAGCGTAAGGTCCAAAACCGAGTCGTAGTTCATACAAAGCAGTCGGAGGAGTTCTTCGTTGCGCGCCTGATCAGACGGCGTTCCAAAATCCTCGACTCGCATTGTTTAGCTCGCAGCCGGTGCGGCAGGAGCCGCAGGAGCCGCAGGAGCAGCAGCCGGTGCGGCAGCAGGCGCGGGAGCGGGGGCAGCCGCAGGCAGCGAGGCGCTCAGCGCAGCGGTGTCGCTGGCCATCTTGCTGCTCGCGGCAGAGATGGCAGTGATTGCAGCCTGCACAGCAGTCGTATCGCCACCAGCGAGCGCAGTCTGCAGAGCAGCGATCTCAGCTGCTACAGCAGCGTCCATCGCAGCGGCGTTTGCAGTCAGCGTACCAACTGCGGCAGTGAGGTCATCCATAACCGACATGAGGTAGTTCTCCTTGATGATGATTGTGCCCACCATCTCTCGCAAATCCTTCGCCCATGGCGGGGCATCAAGCCATTGGCTGTTATCGAAATCGTATCTCATATGTCGCGGCCCTTTGCGCCAAGCTGGCACTTCCAGCCAGCCAGTCGCTCATCTGGGTTGCCGCGTTGTTGAAACCACTGCACGATCTTCGGCACGTTGGAGCAGTCCGACATGGTGAGCGGTTCGTAGCTGGTCGAGGTGACCTGCACCTCTTTGCAGTTTTCAGGCGAGGCAAGGCTACAGATGATTGCGATGATAGTGATCATGTTTTCCTCGTTCCAATATAGGTGATCGTCACGCAGAGGATCAACGTCACATACACCACAACCTTTGGCCAATCGCCATGAAGCCAAATGATCTCAGACATGGTCATCAATCAAACCCCGTGTACGAGCAAACCCAATAGCTAATGAGGAACGCCATTGGTATCGAACCTATCACCAGCGCACCGATTGCGATCTCGCACCAGTTCACGTCCCACCTCCGGGCACAAAGCAGTAAACGTAATCGCCACGGCTCAAGAAGATGATCGCATGGCCAGTTGGATTCAACTCGACTGGCTGACCAGTAGTCCAATCAACGCGAGGCTGGCTATCGTTTGGCCCCCACTTCATTTTGTGATCGGGGATGTAAAACTTGGTGCCGATGTCGATGTGCTTGCGTCGTCGTGGCTCGTCCGGTCGGTCATCAGTGATGCGACAGAAGTTTTTGACTACAAACTTCGTGGTGTTGCCCGGATGCTCTGCATCAACTTGCTGCTCAACACGTTCGCTGCCAATGTCGTCGCACCAGTAAGCGTCTGCCTCACCGCAACAACTCACTGCAGGGTTATCCGGCTGCATGAGTCCTTTGTACCACGCGCGGATGTTCGGGTCCTCGTTGCCCCATTGACCGGAGTCCATCGCGTGCACGCGTCCAGTGCACAGGATCGCGAACACCATCAGGATGACAACGACCGTCGCTACAACAAGCGACGGTGTGTGACTGCGTTCTGGCTCGTTGTCGTTCATGAGAGGATTGAGTAACCGTACCAGAGGCAAGCGATAACCCACAGGGTTGCTCCAATTGTGATCATGGGTTGCCGCTCTTGCTATTCTGAAACCAGAACGCCACCACCTGTCCAAACGCTGCGGCCATCGCACCAGTGAGCGAGGCAAGGATTGCGCTCTGTTGACCTGGGGGCCAAACGAGCCACGCTGCGAGCAGCAATCCAAACCCGGTGATCACGATGACCGACAAAAGGATTTGAGCGTGGAACGTGTTCATGGCAGGTGCCTTAATATCCAACGCGTCAGGAAGTATGGAGCGAACACGATGTAGCATGTGCCAAGGAGCACTAGCAGGATCGGTCCTACAAAAGCTGTAAACGTGGTCGCGAAATACAATCCAAGAAGATTGCCTTCGAACCTCTTGCCGTGTCCTGACTTTAGAAAGTCCCTGCCGCACGCGAACGCGACCTGCCACCAGACGAATCCGATAAGCACCCATAACAGCACCGTGTGTATCAGCTGCAAGTGATCAAACATTCGGCACCATCTTCCATTCGTGTATCAGTGGTTCAATGTCGATGCTGTTGGTCACAGCCCAACGTGTTTGCTGGATGTCACCACGGCTGTCTTCCCAACCCGACCTGAAGTGCTCGCAGAACGCTTCGAACGTTGGATGGGCCTTCTTGTGTTGGTCGTTATATTCAATTGGCGTAACTGTGCCGCTAGGAAATTTGACCCAGACTGTTTTCATGACACCCAACTCATGCTCGTATCGTAGCCACCATCAACTGGCCAGTAGCACATGACGACAGCGTCTGCGAGGTTAGGCGATCTTGTGCCCTCTGGTTTCTTCTCAATCATCAGTCGCATCTTGCTGCTCTTGACCATCGTTGGCTGGCTCAATTCCTTCTGCAACGTGCGCAGCAATGGCAGGTCGCTTGGCAAGCTGATCAACTCGTGTAGCTCGTAGCCATGCTCTTTGCCTTCGTCCTTCAGCTGTATGGCGTGATACGTGCGCTCGAAGCGTCTACGCAGCTGCCACCAGCCTTGCGCCTTGAGGTTCTGGTAGAAATCTTTATTGAGCGGCGTGTCGTAGTCGGTCACATCGAGACGCGAGTCAGGATTCAACGTAGCAGCGCCAGCGTTCCAAGGCGCAAACGATAGCTCGGTTGGCAACAGATCGTCGTCTGCGAGCCTGTTGATCTCAGCTTTCACACCAGAGCCAACACCGATGCAATCGTATTGCAGCGTCATGTGACCGTGGCCAGTGCACACCTCGACCGCTCTGCGCGCTGTGACTGCAGTGTCTCGCGCGCCCCACTCCTGTACATCACGCAGCACGATACCACGACGCAGGACAAGAGCGTTTCGGTCAGCACCCTCGTCAGCGACGTCGAGCGCAGCGCCCCACTCGCTTAAGCCCCAGCCTTGCTCGGGGATGCCAAGCGTAATGTGAGCGTCGATGGACGCTGCGACCCAATCAGCTGGGATGACTGTGCCAGCAACCGCTGCTGAGTAGTTACGGTCAACCTCTTGAGCGAAGATATGCAACAAGCCTTCTTCCGTTGCCTTGTCACGACGCTCGTCGTACCACGTTTGAGTCTTATCTGGGTGGTCGGTCCAGTCCATGACAAACACATTGGTCTTGCCACGTTGAACCTCGCCACCGTTCCACTCCACACCGCTCTCACGCTTGCGGTGGAACACGTTGCCAAGACCATTCACACTGCTGATGTCGATCTGCACACGTGTATTGTCGCTCAACGAAGCTTCGATCATCTCAGGATGTTCGTAGTGCGCTGACTCATCCTTGAACGTGATCTTGGTTCTGCCACCACGACCAATGTCGTCGCCTGACTCACCTGTGATGCTATTGCCCCCCGATTCATGGATACGCATGTACGAGAGATTATCCTCAGAGAATCCAGTTGGCCAAAACTCGATTGGCACAGTGCGCAGGATGAAGCGCATCTTCTCAAAGATCGAGTTCATGTTGCCAATCTGGTCAACGCTCAGTGCCTTGCGTGAACCCCAACCAACGTTGGAGCCCGGCACGAACAGGAAGCACCAGACGGAGAACGCGCAACAGAGCCACGTGGCTCCCATGTCGCGGGACTTCTCAACTAGGCCATCAGCCTCGGCCACGTAGCACGCATGTAAGAACTCAATGAACTCACGCTGACGAGGAAACAGCATAAAAGGAATTCGCGTTGGTCTGCTCGTCCCGGCGTTGCGTGGATCGAACGTATCGCACCAGTCCTCAATAAAATCGATGCAGCCCTTCGCGCCATTGTTGGTGTAGTGAGCGCGAGCACCCTTGAGATATCCTGGCACTAACTTCACGTGCAGCATAAGCTGGACGCGTTTCTCCATTACAGTTTCGTAATCGGGGGGCCAATCCATGGTTGGCGCGAGCATCATTCGGTCGTCGTGGTTGTCGTAGTCTTGGCTACCACTTTGCCTTCGATGACCTTGAAACTCTTCTGCAGTTCGACTGCAGTCATGTTGCGCGCTTCGCGGAATAAGTTCTGCGCATCCTCCACTGTCATCTTGCCACCCTGCAAATTGAGTGCGTGGAGGTGGTTGTGATCGTGGTCGGTCTTATCGCGCCACTCTGAGGCCCTGCGGTTCTTGAGCCAGAAGATACACGCGGTCACTTCAGGTGGTACGTGCTCGAGAATCGTCTCGCGAATAACTTCGCCGTCTTTGGTCATGAACAACTTTTCGCTCTCATACGTGTAGCCAGTTGCACGTGAGTAGAGCGAACGCTCAACGCGGTCGTCTGCTGACTCCTTGTTGCGCTTAAGTGCTGCAAAGAAGTCAGGGTATCGAGATTGCCAATTCCAAATCGTGACTGTCGTGACACCGAAGAACTCTGCAAGGTCGTGGTCAGTGGCACCCAGCTGGCACAGCTTGCGTGCTTGCTCAGCAAACTCTTCGCGATAAGGTGAGCGAGATGCAGGCGCTACAGTCAGAGGCTTTATCTCGATGACCTTCTTGTAGCGATTACGTTTAGAGTTTGGCACCTTCAGCCGATTGGGCTTTGGCTTCGTCGCCAAGTGAAACTCTCCTTTAGGGGGCTAAAGCTGAAGGCTACCGCACACCGCGATATATCGCAGCGTATTCGGGCAACCGGACAAAGCGACGATTAGGCAGCAACAGCGCGCAGATCGTCAGCACGGACTTGGAACTCAGCCTCGCGGCCAAGGATGTTGAACAGCACACGGACACGTGTCGCGTTGTTGCCAGCGAGACCACGATACTCGCCGTATTTGTCTTTGAACAAACCGCGCAGACCATAAACGCTCTCACCGTGCGCAAAGCGCGGTGGCTCGTGCTCTTGGTCGTGGTAGTAACCATCCTCGGTGCCATCAACGAGTGTGCGTAGCTCTTCCACAACAGCATTGCGAACGCGACTTGGATTGCCGCAGTTCATCAGGATGTGATCGACGCCGCGTGTGTACGAGAGAACTTTCCAATCCTGCTTTCGTTCGTTCACGTGGACCATCAGGTAGTACGGGAAGAGTGGAACGATGCGGCGCACACCGTTCACTGCTCGCATTCGAAACTGAGGATGGAAATATTCGAAGTCTTGTTGGGCAACGTTCTGCACCGCATCGCTGGACGATGCCTGTTTGGTTTTCAATACTAACCAAAATTTGTGAGGAGTTTTTGCCAACTTCGAAACCACCCAGCCCAATGATTCCTGCCACCACCTCCAGACCTACCCGGAAACCGGGGGGCAAGCAACACCCACAGGAACCACAGGCTTTTGCTCGC